TAACGATGCTGCACTTGGTAATATCAAACCAGATAATGCCAAAGCAATTATTGCAACTCAAGAAGCAGCAGCCGTACCTCTTGAAATTCAAAGACAAAACTTTTATGAGATGTGGGAAGATACAATTAGAAACATCATAGACATAATGATATGTTGTTATGGTTCAAGATACTTTGCAACAGAAGATGGTGAACCTGTATTAGTAGAATTCCCATTATTAAAAGGATTAAATTATAGATTAAATATTGATATCTCTTCATCAGCACAATATTCAGAGATATCTCAATTAGATACATTAAGTAATCTATTCAAAAGTGGTGCAATAGATTTACTTACATTCTTAAAAGCGTGTCCAGATAAGTTTGTTCCACAAAAGGAAATACTTGTCCAATACGCTGAACAACAAAATCAAATGAATCAACAATTAGCATTGCAACAAGCAATGCAACAACAAAATGTTTAAAGCACGTTAATCGTGATTTTAATATGTGCCTACCATAGCACAAAGAAAGGTTTTATTTATGACAGAAACTAATGTTCTAAACCAAGAACAAGACACAACTGTAAATGACGATAGTGAAGATTTATTCACTACAAACGATCCAACAGAGGAAGATGATGAGGATTTGTTTGGAGATTGGACACCAGAAGGAGATGACAAACCAGCATCCGATGATGGCAAAAATCAAAATGTAGATGATAAGAAAGATGTAGAGGTAAACCAAGAGGTAACTGATTCACAAGTCGCAGGTTCGCAGGATCAACCTACATTTATGACTATCAAATACAACAAAGAAGCAATTAACTTAACTAAAGATGAGGCAATTACTTTAGCACAAAAAGGAAAGAATTATGATGAAATTCATAATCGTTACGAAAATCTAAAGGAAAATGAACCTACATTAAACGAATTAAGTAAACTTGCTCAAAGATTTGGAATGAATAGTATTGACTATGTTAAATCTTTATCGGAAGCACAAGAAAAGGCTGAACTTGATAACGAGATTGAAGCATTAAGAAATCAATATCCTAATTCCGATGATGCATTGCTAACAGAACTTGCTAAAGTTCATTTACAAACAAAGCAAAATGTTGTTAGCAAAAAACAAGAAGAAGAAACTAATGCTAGAAAACAAGAAATCGGTAGACAACTAGATTTGTTTAAGGAAAGATATCCTGATGTTGATCCATCTAAACTTGATAAAAGAGTTTATGAATTAATGAAAAACAATTATACACTAATTGAAGCATATTTAGCTGTAAACGATGAAATCCGTAAGGAAGAAGATAGCAAACGTGAATCTCTTGAATTAATCAAACAACAAAACGAAGAGAATAAGCGTAAATCGTTAGGCAATTTGTCTAATAGTGGATATGAAACAAAAGATGATTTTGTAGATGAATTATTCTCCGATTAAGTTGTTAAAGCCTTAATAGGCTAGGAGAAAAATTATGCCAACAATTAATTTAATGGATAAGTATGCTGATAAACTAGAACTAAAGATGGCTAGAGCAGCAAAAGTATGGGGTAAAGCAAAAGGTCAATATGATTGGACAGGTGTAAAAACTGTTAAATCTATCACACCACAAACACAAACTCCAAATAACTACAATCCTAATGCAACAGGTTCAAGATTTGGTACATTAGCAGAAGTAGAAGATTCAGAGAACGAGTACACTTTACAATATTCAAAATCAAACAATATGGCTATTGATAAAGAGTACAACACTGAACAAAAGATGTTAAAACGTGCTGGTACTATTATGAAATATCAAATCAACCAAGAATATGTACCAATGATGGATCACGATGCATTACACGAATACGTTACAGCTACAGGCATTGCAACTGCAGTTGATGGTACTATCACTAAAGAAAACGTTGATGCTAAATGTACAGCAGCTAGAAAATCATTCGTTAACAACCATGTAGTTGGATCAGGTAACGATTTAGTTATGTGGGTTAGATCAAGTATGTACAATGATTCTCTATTACTTTGCGATAGATTCTTAAATCTAGAAAAAGTACAAACTAAAGCATTAATTGATGGAGCTGTCGGTAAGATTGCAGGTTTCCAAGTTATTGAAATTGCAGATGATGATATGCCAACAAACGTTAACTTTATTTGTGCAAACTTAAATGTATTAATGAATCCTAAAAAGTTCACTACATTAAGAATTTTAACTGAACATCCAGATGTAGATGGTGCAGTATTACAACCACACTTTGTATATGGTGCTTTCGTTGAAAAGACAAATGCAAAGGGTGTTTATGTTTCATACATTAATGCACCTTCTATCTAATAGAAACAAATATGAGGGAAGTGAATGCTTCCCTCTTTTAATCGTGTAAGGGGGTAGTTATGAAAGTAAAAGAAGTATATGAATTAACTAAACAATTGATGTTTGAAAAGCCAAGTTCAACAATATATGACAATTATCTAGTAGGTAATTTGAATAGATTACTTGTAGAATTATTTGCTGAAAATAATTTAGCAAGAGTTAGAAATAATAAAGAAAAACTTGACACACCACAAACTATTCCAAGTACAAACTATAGTGACATTGAAATTGAAATGGAAGATGAATATGCTAGAAACATTCTTCCATTAGGATTAGCTGCAAGATTCTTTATAGATGATGATTTAAACAAAGCAGCACAATTTAGTACAGATTACAACAATGCAAGAGTTATGGCACAAAAAATTGTGGGGGTAAGTAAGTTAAATGCCTCTTAAACAAACACCAAAATATACTAATGTAGATAGTAAAATGTTAGAAATATCTCAACCAGCTTTAGGTGGATTAAATCTAAAAGATTTGGAATTTGAACAAAACGTTAGTCAATCACCATTAATGTTAAATATGATGTATAGAAATGGTGCATTCTCAAAACGTTATGGACAAGAGATATATAAGACATTAGCAAATAACTCTGTATATGCGATAGCTGTATATCGTGAACATCTAATTACACATTGTGGTACAAATATTTATATTGATGATACAGAAGTAATAACAGGTGCAACAAGCATTCCTGAAAAGAAAGGATTGTTTTGTTTATTTAACTTACGTTTATATTACTTTAACGATCATATATATGAAATATATTATGATACCGATGAATACAAAATGTTAAAAGAAAAACCAAGTGATTGGGATACAGGATATGCAAATTACTTTGTTTACTCAAATGGACAATTTGTAGCCAATACAAGTAGCACTTGGGAAAGAAACAAATACTATAGATCAAATTCAAACTACAACAAATTCGTATGTGAGAAAGTAACACCATATGTTCCAACAATTGTTATTAATAGAAAACCAGATGGAACAACAAGTGATACATCAGAAGCATACAATATGGTTGGTACAGGTTTCCAAAACAATTTTCATGGTGATGGAACAAGTACAAAGTATGTTCTAACAGATAAAGAATTAGATCATAACGGAACTGATGATATACCTAAAGTTATCATTGATAACGAGGAATGGACATACGATGAAAATTTGAGTGCAGCAAAGACATTTAAAGTAGATTACGAAAAAGGTGAGATTACATTAAAGAGTGCAGCACCAAGAGGTACAAACAATGTTGAAATTATTGCATATAAGCACGATAAAGAATGGACAGATTATCATTCACAAATATTAAACTCTAAATACTATTCTTGTTTTGGAGGAAACAACAATTCAAGACTATTTTTAGCAGGTGGTGGTAAATCAACATATTATTATAGTGATGTATATGATGTATCATACTTTCCATATACAAACTATGCAAGAGTAGGAAATATTGCAGATGATATTACAGGATTCGGACAACAATATAATGTTTTAATTGTATTTAAACCATCCGAGATATATCAGCTTTCTTATTATGTAGCAACATCTGATACAACAATTGTTGAAGATCAAATAGGTATTGGTGCATTCTCATCACAAATAGTAAATAGTATGATTGGATGTGATTGTCCATATTCAATTCAATTAATCAATAACCAACTTACTTGGTTTTCAAGTAGAGTAGGTGTATGTACATTAGTTTCAACAAATATCACAGA